GCATCAATACCCAAGAAGTTGTTAAAATTACCTGTGGTGTTAGAACAACCAGCACTATAACCTAAGAAGTTGTTGGAGCTGCCTGAAGTGTTACGGTAACCAGCAAAAGTACCCAAGAAGTTGTTAAAATTACCTGTGGTGTTACAACGACCAGCATTATTACCCAAGAAGTTGTTGGAGCTGCCTGAAGTGTTACAACGACCAGCACTACCACCAAAGAAGTTGTTATTGCCACCTGTAGTATTATAACGACCAGCACTATTACCCAAGAAGTTGTTGGTACCACCTGTAGTATTATAACGACCAGCACTATTACCAAAAAAGTTGTTGGAACCACCTGTAGTATTATAACGACCAGCACTACTACCCAAGAAGTTGTTGGAATTACCTGTGGTGTTAGAACAACCAGCACCACTACCTATAAAGACATTATTACTACCACTGGTCAATGCATTTCCTGCGCTAAGACCAAATACAAAGTTATGATTACCAGATGCAACATCTCTACCTGTTGTAGCATCTCCTATGAAGATATTAGCAGTTGGTCTAGTTCTAATCTGTACAGAACTAATTGACAATATATTAGAAACTGTAGCAGAACTTAAAAGTACATTATTAGTAGAAAGATATGTATTGAGAGTTGTTATATCAAAATTAGAAGTACCAACTGCAGAAAGATATTTCCAAAGATCTGTTTGACCTGATAAGGTACCAGAAATTGTGCCCCATAGCGAAGACCCTGGATCCCCTTTAATGCCTTGTGGTCCTGCTGGATAAGAATATTCTATACTGATAGACGCTGCTGAAGCTTCCACAACTTCAACATTTACATTCTGTAATGTAGTAGAAACATCTATTGTAATATTGTCACTCATTTACTTTGTAACATCAAAATAAATCTCCCAAGTGCCTTCCATGTAGGTGTTCACTACTCCAAGAGCACTTGTTATTTGAGTATCGTATTTGTAGGTGGCAGGAGGTATATCTATTAAAATAGCGGGTATTGTAAAAGCGGACAGACTAGGCAATACGGAAATAGTAGATGTAGTTGTTGATAGAGATAATATGGCAGGTGCATCATAATCTTCCCGAAATTCCATGTCTACCTTAGCACCACTTAAGTTAATTGGTGCACCGTTAACTTTAATGCCAATTGCATTAATACCCTTCCAAGTATCCCCTCTACGGTGCTTGGGTATAATATAAGTATAAGCCATATACTATATTTATGGAATTATTCTATTACTTGTAAGCAATAACTGTACCGTACTGTAAAGAAATGCCTTGAATTACTGCTGAGAATGTAAAATTAATCGGTAGTTCAATAGCTGTTAATGATTGTACTGTAGCTGTTGTAACGTTAGTGGCTGTAAGTCCGGAAATTTTACAAGCAGAAAGTACTTGAATAGAGGAATAAAGACCTGTAGAAATGGCTGATGGAGACACTAAATTAAAACCGTTGCCACCAGAACCACTCACATCATAAACTGCGCGCGCAAAAAGTGTTCTGCCTGCTCCATCCATTGGAAGCCAAGAAAAAGTATCTGCCATGCTTGGGTTATAAGAACCGGTTAATGCTGGTGTAGCTGTAAAGAGTGGTGTTGCCATATACTTTATTTATTCAATTATGCTGGAGGAGTACCGGCTGTTGCCCCGGGAGTTTCAGCTGGAGGAGCTCCTGCTGTTGGCGGGCCACCTGCACCACCTTCCGCGCCTGCTGCTCCCCCACCCATTTCTGCTCCGCCAGCTTCAGGGCCTACGGGAGCTGATCCGCCAAACTCAGGAATTTCAGATCCGCCAGCTGGCGCACCGCCACCCCCTCCTCCGCCTGCAGGAGGTGCTCCGCCACCCTCAGGTGCCACACCAGCGGCAGCGGCCGCTTGTTCTCTCCAGCCTGGGCCGCCGTTACCGATTTGTGCTAATTCCCATTGTAATGCAGCATCTTTTTGTAACCAAGCTCTATTTTCTCTCATCAATTCATCAGACCATTCTAAGTAATATTTTTGAGCATAAGAAGGGGCAATAGAAGCATTTTGTGTTGCTGAATTAAAATTCTCAAACTTCATTTGCAGCAATTGCTGATCACGCATTGCCATGAATGAACTTGGCACATTAAACTCAATATGAATGCTACGTTCGCGAAGCTTATATTGTTTCCAAAGACCTTTGAGTTTTAAGTTCGCTATAAACGTATCACGAATGCCTTGTGCAAACTGTCTTTGAATGCGAATAATGTAACGAGCAAATCTTAATTCGTCTCTAGTAATCTCAGCACCATCTTTAAATGGAGTATCTGCTGCCATAAATCTCGAAGTAGGTACCTTCAAGGAGTTGTAAAGCTTTTTAAGAAAATAATTGAGATCGTCAAGCTGTCCTAAGTTTTGACCACCTGGTAATGAATCAACTGTTGAACCATTGCCTTGAGCATCCTTAGTAAACCAGTAAGCATCAAGCATGGACTGAGGGTCATAGACGTTAGTAACTCTACCGCCTGAACCTTGTGTGCTGTCAAAGTTCTTCTTTGACCAGTATCCCTGCATGAGTCTCTTGAGATAAGCCTCAGCTTTTGGTGGTGGCATGTTACCAGTAAAGATAGTAAATTTAAGTCTTTCTGGTGCTCTTACAAGACGGTAGATGACAATACTATCTTCTATAAGAGACAATTGACGATAAGCTCTTTTAGCATTTTCAATAAAAGGAAGACGGATAGACTTATACTCATTCCAAATACCAGATTGAATATAAGTAACCTGTGACTTATTCATAAAGAACAATTCTTCTTGGTCTTTTTTATTCATTGACGTAGCTGGTCCTACAACAGGCTTACGGATTAAAAACCCTTTAACTAATTCATTTTGAACATTTTGATAAACAGGATTGATTAACTCAGATGGGATAGAAACTAGACCGAAAATACCTAAATGCTTTTTATCATCATCAATAATATTTTCAAAGTAAAGCTCTCCGTCAATGAGAAACTGTCTGAAGTATTCCCAACCTTTATCTTCTAATTCAAAAATTTCTACAAACTTTTTGTATTCTTTTTCAATTGTATCTTTAACTTCTTTAGTATAATCCCCTCTTAGGTTAAACTTAGCTATTACATCGTTTTCGTCTTTAACAATACATTCGTCTGTAATCTCATCAATACAATCAGACAGTTCAGCAAAAGCAGCCATCCGGCGATAATCAGTCAACCGACGAGTCTTATCTTTATCGACGTTAGCATAGATAAAGGCCTGATAGTCTTTATTGATCTGTAGAGAACCAGGAGCTCCTGGTCCTGAACCAAACGACAATTCTGGGTCATTTAAGAAAACAGATTGATCTTGGATCATCTCTTCTCTTTTTGGAGCAACACCTTTAAAGTCTTGATACTTTGGATTGCGTTGCATCATGCTATCAATAATTTGGTATGCGTATGGCAATCTTGATACGAAAGCTCCAAGTAAAGTAGTCGACGGAAACGCTTGATCCTGCACAGGGCCAGTAGTGCTTCCAGGAATAGCGTTATTATAAGTGTAAGCTGAATGAATCACTTTAATTATTTATGGTTTTAGTTGTATTCTTCAATTGTTAAATTATAATAGAGGTATGAAAGCTAATATGCATTTAGAAACTCTTCGTTGGCTCGATAAACAGATTGACGATATAAATGCCAAATCTGAACTAATCGGCGAACTTCTTATGGAAGAAACTGATAAAGATTTAGTAAAAAAGCTCGATAAAAAGCTTGCTCAATATGAGAAAGAACTAGACGATATAGCACAAAAAATTGAGTTTGAGAAAAAAATTCTTAATAGCTAATAATATGAATGTATCTTTAGAAGCTGTAACCCAGCCTGTTCAACGCTTAGTTGATCAAGGAATTAAAACGCCAGAAGACTTTATTGTATATTGTGCTCGAGTCTCAAATCCCTCTAATCAGCTAAATACTGAGACTGGAGATAGGCTTCTCAATTATTGCATTAAACATCAGCATTGGTCTATCTTCGAACAGGTTAGTTGCACCTTTAAGATTGAAACTTCAAGAGCCATTGCTGCTCAGATTTTGAGACACAGGTCATTTACTTTTCAGGAGTTTAGTCAAAGATATGCTGAAACCCAAGAACTAGAACTAGTTGAATGGCGCATGCAAGGCAAAACCAATAGACAAGTAGGAGATGAAGTAACAGAATTACCTCAACATCTTAAAGAGGGTTTTAATGAACTACAATGGAACTCAAAAAGATTGTATAAATTGTTAATTGCTGACGGGGTTGCTAAAGAATGTGCTCGAATGGTTCTACCTCTTAACACTCAGACTACACTTTATATGTCTGGTACCGTAAGATCTTTTATTCACTATATACAGTTAAGAGCAAAAGAAGATACACAAAAAGAACACAGAGAGATAGCCCTTGAAATGAAAAAAATCTTCTGTGAGACCTTTTCTGTTATTGCAAAAGCTTTAGAATGGAATTAATATAATATTATGCACGGACGATTCCCAACGATGAACAAATACTATATCCAAAAAGAAATCTTTCCTTTCTTATCTAAAGAAGAAAAACGCTCTGTATACTATCCTACAAAAGAAGAACGTAAGGGTGGCAAGATAGCAAAAGCAGATCTTCGTCTTTCAAGAGAAGATCAAGAAATTTTAGATAAACACAGGGCTAAATAATATGGCTGGTAAAGGTTCTAAACAACGTCCTACAAAAATTTTGGAATTTGTTAAAAATTTCGATAAAATTAAATGGCCAAAAACATCCACTAAGCCTACAAAAATAAAAAAAGGTAAGCAGATTTATGTATATTAATTGTCGTTTTTGAATAAATATTAATAGCTCCGAAATGCTAAAAGATAAAGCTTGTTTGTGACTTTGTGGTCGTAAATAAGCTCTTTTAGTCTAAAGATGCTATATAATGTTTGAACAGACAATTTGTGTTGTACTTTTTTGTTTATTAATTGCTTTGCAAGTAGTTAAAGGGTATAACAAGTAGAGTTAGTTATACAATTCTTAAAGCTCCATCTTTATTCCAAACTGCTCCTACTGGTAGGTTAGCACTTAGAGTCGGTAGATTAGAGAATATTACAATTCCGTTTTGAACTTGAAGTCTAGGCGTGACAATTGACGAAGCTGATACTCCACCTGCAACTGTTAAAGCAGTGTTAGTAACTTGAGTTACAGATACATTGTTTAACCCAGGAGATACAGATGAAACCCAAAATCCTACTATGATTGTTGTGTCTGCAGGAACCGCGGTTACAGCTAAAGAATATGTACCTGCAGTTGTGTATGTATTTGTAGCTAATACTTTGAAGTTACCGTCATAAATTGCTGCATTTAATATCCCGCTTGACCACGCAGCTATGCTTGTGCTAGCATAATCAAAAGTGACATTTATATTAGACATAATTGGTAATATTCCCAAGTTTTGTCTAAAAGAAGAACTGCCTGCCCCTGTAGCTAATTGAGAAGGATTTGCAACAAAGTCCCCACCGCCACCGTTCCAAACAGTATAGACTGGAGGGTCAACTGCTGATGTCCATCCAAATGGTAAACCTTGATACCACCCAGTCGAACCTATAGCAGTAAGACCAGTTGTATTTTGAAAATCTCCATTTACAACAGATGAAAGTGTTAAATTTGTGGTTTCTTTAATTGTGGTTCCACCAACAAGTAAATTGTTTTTAACTATTAAACCACCGTTTCCTGCGGATGCGGTTTCTGTAATCGTAGTCCCTATACCCACTTCACCAGAAGAAAGTATGGTCATTTTAGCATTATTATTAGTCTCAAATCTTAAATGATATGCATCATTAGTACCTATTGTTATATTTGCGGCTCTACTATTACCACCGGCCACTATTGAAAATGCTGAAGATGTAGAAAAGGTTGAATATGTAGATTCCCAATTACCAGAAGCACTTTGATAAATGCTTTTAGGTAAAAAAAGATTTGTCCCGCTTACTACATTTACAATATCCTGAACTCGGGTTTTAATTTCTGCAGAACTATCAGCCTTATAACCTACAATATAATCCCCGGTAGTAAGGGTTGTTGTAGAAAATTGTGTAAAATTCTTTGTAGCCATTTTATATTATTTATTAAATTTGAACAATATAGTCTCCGGATATAGTAACTAAAAACGACCCATCTATACTTAATATATTACTATCATCTCCGGATAGATATACAACAACACCTGAACTCCAAGGTCTAAGTTGTTGTAGTGTCTGTTGACCTGAATATAAGTCTTTAATAACATACTGAGTAAGCGTACCCCACCCTGCAGGATTTTGTGCTATAACATCCACATAACCAGCATTAGCTGCAGAAGGCATAGTGACTGTTATGGTGTTATCGTTGTTTGTTGTATATTGAGAAGATAATAATTTAAGTGCAGTAAAGCCTGGATTGTTAGCTGATAATTTAGGTACACTTGAAAAAGGGTTATAAAAAGTTGTATTTGAATAAGGAGTACCTGATAGATAAACAGCCTGCAATTGCATGAACGATCTACCATACACATTAAACTCAGCAGATAGCCCGGTAAACATTAATGGATTATATGGCTTTTTTAAAAGTATCATGTTAGTTTATAATGCGAGGCTGTGGTTGACCAGATAAAACAATACGTTCTGTAGAAAGTTCATTAAGAGCATCAAGTGATAGCAATGAATTTAAACCAGCCTCTGTTGAGTAGTTTGAGTTAATAGTAAAGATTTTACCATCTGCAGTAGGAGCTGCTTTAAAGAGCCAGCCTTTAAAAGTAAAAGAAGTAGTGCCTTCTACTCTAGCTACTGTTGTAGCATTAAGATCAGTGGGGTATGTTGCTGTAACATTACCAGACCAGACGACTTGAGAGCGAATCTCATAGTCTGGCATTGAAGGTGTACGCCATGAAATAATAATATAAGGATCAAAATAAGGAATAAAATTAGTAACAATTTGATCGTAATCTTCTTGAAAGCGTGTTAAGATTGTCATATTGATTGTTAGATCAATAGGTGTAGGCTGTAAAAGTTTAGACGCTTTTGTTGGGTCAGCATTAGCAATATAAGAACCTTGAATCTTATTAAACACCCTATTAGGGTCTCTAGTAATGCCTCCGTTAGTGAGAGCTACAACAGGGAGCTGTAAATTCTGAGCTTTATCTAAAAGATCTAATAATACTCTTTGTTTAGGCGCGTATACAAAACGAACTCTAATAGAATCTTGCGGCTCTCTATGATTGTTATAGCGCTTAATCGTGATATCGTCCATAGCACTTGCAAACATCGAAATCATAGTCGAAATTTCAAACGAGTATGTGTAATTTCTCATATGTATATATTTATGAAATAAACTTTTTAACTTCTGTTAAAAACCGTTGTTCTATATCTTCTTGTGTAGGCATATAATCGTAGCGCAATCTTAACGTGCGCCAACCAACTTCTTGTAAATCTCTATCTCTTTGTTCGTCTCTTAAAGGATCATTATGCCAATGTGCACCATCATATTCAACAGCTAACTTATGTTCTAATATAGCTATGTCTATTATTCTACATCTATTCTTTAAGGTCTTTAAGGGGTAGCTTGGTATGGCGTTAGAATAATATTTTAAAACAACATTATGAAGTAATCTTTCACATTTACTAACTTTACACTTTGCAAATTTAATATTATTGTTAATTGATGTTTGTCGAATACGTTGTTGGCTATTTTCTTTTAGTTGACAATATATTTCTTTTGTTCCTAATCTTTTAGTAATTCTATTAATCGTGGTTGGGTCTCTTTTTAATATTGTTCCAATTTGTACGGATGATAACCCTTGTAAAATTAACGGTTTAATTTCTTTATAAAGATAATCTAGTTTAGTTAATTTAGTTTGACTTATTTTATTACCTTTTGCTATTTTTTGTATTTTAATATTGTCTTTTAATTTTTGTTTTAATTCAGATGTACCATACTCGTTAACAGTTCTTACAACATAATTGTAATCAATATTAACCTCACTTCGAATCATAGAAGGGTTATATCCTTTATTAACAAGATTAACAATAACTGGCCAATTTTTAGTTTTAGCAGCTGCTTTACATGCAGCATGTGCTTTCTTTATATTGTGTCTTCCCCAATCTGCTTTAGTCATAAACAAAACCCTCCTTCATGGTGCATTAAAGAGCTGTGACACAATTTGTATGCTAAAACCCACAAAGGAGGATTAATATGTTTTAAATTTTTGCCAAATTGTGTCACATATATATTTATACTATTATTTAAGTGAATCTTCTTCGCCGGCTTCTAAAACATACTTGAGTACTTCGAGTTGTACTTTGGCTTTACCTTTAACTGATTTACCATCACTTACTGCATCTAAAACCTCGTTCGAACGCTGATCTACATAGCCCTGAATGAACTCTAAAAGCTTTTGAGAACGTGAGGACATATAGTCTTTAGCCTCAGTTTTACATATCTCTTTATAGTTCGAACTATCTGGGTTGATTTCTCCAGACTCTATCTTCCGTTTAAACTGATCAAGATATTCGTTTTCTCTGCCTTTAAAAAATTTACGAACAGCAGCACGAAACTTTATAAACTCATTTTCTCTAATCTGTTCTATATCAACGACCATATAAACAATTATGGTCTATAAAACAATAATGCTACCGGAAGTATCTCAAATAATCGTTATCGGGATTATGATACTCTTTAAGAGGTAAAAATACTTCTGGCATCCTGCGAACAATTTTTGGATTATTGTAAGGGAAAGGCCACCACTTCTTATCTCTATAAGTTGCCCAGTAAGAAAAAAGATAAGAGTTAACTTGTTTGCGATATTGTACAAGATTGATATCTAGTTTATACTTTTTAATTTTCTTTTCAGATCTTCTTTCACAATCTAACTCAAGTTCTATTGTGTCTCTAAAAGCTTGAATGACTCTATCTTTTGAATACTGTGTCCCTTTACACCATTTTTCAATCATTGTAATTCCGGTATCAGCTTTTAACCACAAAGGATGTTTTTCAACAAACTGATCTAAGTGACAGGATTCATGAACTAAAACATCTACCCAATCTTTCTTACCTGCAGCAACATAAAGATCTCTATCATCAAAAAAACCTGAACATTTAATACCATCTGCTTCAACAAACTTATCAGGAGATAGGTGGAAACCGACTTTGTACTTTTGACAGTCGGTGGCAACTTTACCAATAAGTTTTTGAATATTAGTCATACATCTTTACCTTGTGAGTGTGCTAATGCAACTATATCTCTTACTAATGAATCTTTTGTATCAGGGAGTTGTAGACCGATATTAGCAATTTTATCTGTCGACAAGACACAATTAGATCTATTAGCTTTTGTATTAAGATCTTTAAGTTTAATAAACTTCCAATTCGGGTTCTTTAATCCATGAAGCTCAAGCAACCAAACGACCTCTTCTGCTTTAACTGGTTGTGGATTAACAACGTTGTAGATCCCGCACTCAGGCTTGGCAGCCATAAACCGAACTATAAACTCGTCAAAGTCATTGAGAGATGTAACAGAGTTAAGCTCATTGATAAGAGTATCATAGCCTAAAAGCTTACTAAAATAATTTTTCCTTGTTAGTGCATCAGTAAAAGGGATCCGAATCCTTAAAACATAGCAATTAAAGTCTTTAGCGAACGTTTCAAAGATATGCTTACACTTTGAGTAATATGAAGACTCATTAGAATAGATTCCAAAGTTAGGTATATCATTCTCATTATATACTTTATCGTAACCGGAATAAATGCACCCAGAACCAATATGTATGATTGGTATGCCTAAGCTATCGCAAATTTTAACAACCTGCATAGGATACAAAACGTTATAAGCATAGCAAATCTCTTTAGTATCTTCACATGCATCAACGTTAGGTACGCCAGTATAACCGGAGCAATTAATAACCCATTCGATATCTCGATTATTTGTTTCGAAAAACTCTTTTAAAACATCAGGATCGGTATAATCTAATTCAGATTGAGAATAGATCTTATGCTCAATGTTATTACGTTTAAAAAATTGAGAAAGATGAGTTCCTACAAAACCCTTACCTAAAATTACCGTGTACATGACTATATTTTATGGTCAAATGAGACTATATTCAACATCTTTAAATGCATCTAAATCATTTCCTCCAGCATAAGAAATAGCTGAGGTCAAGTCTTGGCGAACTTCTAGCATTAATTGCTCATAAGTCATACCATTCATCGGCATTGATAATGTCTTACCCTCGATATTTTTCCTATTACCATTCATTGCTGAAGCAGATCCAAAATAAAGTTTCCTGGTTGGATCAGTTGGATCAATCATGGCAGGCGAATCAATGCACCGAGCAAACATAGAGCCAGCCATTACAAAGTCCGCCCCAGCTACAAATGCTTTAGCAATATCACCATTACATCCAATACCTCCATCAGCAATAATAAGAGGGGCTGATCCTTCGTTACATTCTTCTCTCACTTGTCTAATTTTATTAACAGTAGAGAACATCGGGGAAGCAAACCCTGTCTTGTTGTAAGTAATACAAGAAGCTCCGCAAGCGATACCCGCTTTAACAGCCTGTACATAAGGAAGCATTCGAAGATAAGCATCTGGTGTTGCAATATTACCTCCAATAATAAACAAATCAGGATTGAAATGCTTCTTATATTCGTTAAGATAACGAAGCATTTCAATAGCTTCAGAGTGATCTCCATGAGCTACATCTACTGTAACATAGTCGAGTCTCAGCTTCTCCTGAGCAATAGTAGTAATCATCTCAACATCTCTCTTCTTAATACCGATCGAAATAGAAATAAAAGGAAGAAGACTTTCACACTTATTCATTCTGCGCATCCAGTTTAAAATTTCATCATAATCATAAAACCTATGCATGATGTAGAAGTATCCACTACCAGCTAACCAAGTAGCCTTTTCATATGAGATACAAGAGGCCATATTAGCAGGAACAATAGGTAGCTTAAATTTATAGTTTCCAAGTTCAATACTAGTATCAGCTAAAGCCCTCGAAGGCAATTGCGAATAGTTTGGAATGAGATGGATATCTTTATAGTTTAGCGATCTGTTCATTTTGTAATTTGTTAAGTTTAGCTCTTACTTCCATTTCGTTAAGACTCTTAAAGAGATTAAAGTTAAGTTTAATACCTTTTTTAGATAAAGCTAGAAGCAAATCTTTATATATCTGTATTATATTATAGTTGGCAACTGCATCACAATTGTGCAAATAAACAGAAAAGTTACTTATTGTCCTTGTGTTCATCACATCTCACTTTACACCAACCAGTACTATAAAGATCTCCCCATTTACCACATACTTCACAAATAGACTCTGATTTTCTTTCTGCTGCAAATACTACATCAGAAATAATATCTTCAATAGCATCATCAAGATTTAAATCTGTAGTAACGATGGTGTCATAATAAAAGCGAAGAGTGCCATACTTCTCTTTAATTTGAGCAGCTACGACTTGTGTACCAGATGTTTTAGAGATATAATCTAGCTTGTTTAGAAGCTTATCAATAATATCATACCAGCCATCTTGGCATTCCATGCCCCATGCCATACAAGTGTGTTGACAATTGCCTCTATAATTTTTTAGGATAGTAGGATACTTTTCTACAAGTTTAAGTTCTAGTTCTTCTGTCATCTTGGTAAGAGTATAGCGTTAATTAGACATTCGTCAAAAGGGTAATCAGTATATTCCCCTTTCCAGTGTTTATCAGTTGGTTTGTAGTTAACTTTAATTTCACAAACCTTTGTAAGTTCATCATAACCCTCTTCGTATCCTGATACTAAGACTAATTTATCAGGATGATGTTCTTGTAGCTTTTCTATTAATTGTTTAACTGTCATAAATTTTAAATTCTATATCTACCTTATCGTACATACTGTTTAAATTATCAGACTCATGAACACAACACAGCTCACCTGTGTTCAAAAGAACTGTGTTGTAAACACCTGATTTGGGGTTTATTTTTTGATAAATGAATGGTGCATCAGTTTCTTCTAATTTAAAATAAAAGAAGTCTCCAGCTTTTAATTCACTCCATTTTACTTTCATATTTTAATTTGAATAGGCTTGGTAGTCATCATTCCATCAATAATGACTCCATAATCTTTTTCTGTATCGATATTCCAAGACTCTTTATTGGTATTCATATACACAACTTCAGGCATCTCCACGGTCGTGTGACCAACAATCTGTCTGCCAATATGTTCCGAGGCTTCGAACTCCATTCGCCAATCAAGCCAAAGTGCACCCCCAACACAACATTCACCACCTCTACTTTGACCAGCACCAGAAATAAGCCAATGATGAGGAACAGTAAAGTCCCTAAAGTTCTTCCAGACATGAGGAATAATCTCATTAACAACAACATCAATGTTCTTCCCAACAGGGATATGCCTTTCATGCAAACCAGCATGAGACAAAATGAAGTTCTGAGTCTGGTGAGCAATCTTAAAGTTTTTATAAAAGAAGTCATCTTTAAAACCCTCATCATAAAACACTCTACGAAATTTCTTAGCTTTAGATGTAGTAAAGCCAGAGCAATAGAAATCAATTGCTTTATGAATAGAGGTCATTGAAGATGCTCTATTGTTAAAGATATAAGACATATCATGATTACCAACAAGGAAGACAAACTTAGACTTGTTAGGATGATCCATAACAAGAGAGCGCAAATACTCAGCGGTCTCTTCCATCCCTGCAACCTTTGGAGGATCATAGAATGAATCAAACCAATCCCCAAGGAAGACAACTTCATCATAGTCTGTCTCAGCTTCTAGGATACTCTTAACAGCATCCACACGCTGATGAATATCTCCTATAACAATAGTCTTCATTTTAGTTCTTTTAAAATCTTATCTAACTCTTCTGAAGTTACTCTTTTATATATAATATTATCGCTCTTTGGTCCGGAGAACTCAAGCAAATATTTTAAAAAATAAATAGAAAACTTCCAATACTTTCCTCCATTAAAAAATGAGAATTTAGGATAAGGTCTGAGATGAAACAAAGGCACCCAATCAAACCAAATATTAACAGGTCCTATTTTCATGTCCAGAGATGCTTTCTGTACTTGACAAGCTCTGTTAAGACCTTAGTGTCCATTTCTTCCATCTCTTGTTCTAGTTTTTCAACCTTCCTATAATTAGGATAGGCATTCCCGATTTGCTTCTCAAGAGCAGGGCGATCTTGATCAACATACTTGTATGATGCTTCTAACCATTTAGCAAACTTTACAGCTTCTTTACCGCTACCTTCCCAATCAACAGGGCCTTCCACATACTCATCTTCATAAAAGGATTTAATGATTTCAAAGTTAACATTTTGCAAAACACCATCAAGGTCATTCCAATGGCGAGGAATAACTTTACGAATGCGAGTGTGTTGAGGAGCCCAAATAGTCTTAACCTTCATCCAATAAAAATCTCTAACCTGATAAGGTATAAGACATTGAACCTGCAATTTAATCCACCACCAAAACCTCTCTCTTTTGGTAAAGATTAGCTCTTCAGTAAAAATAGGATTTAGTTTTTTAATCATTTGTTTTTTTCGCTTTCTTTTTTAGATTCATTATAAGCATCAAGCCATTCCACGCATGCATCATATGACCAATTTATAGTTTTAGGAACAGCATCATTAAACTCTTTGTATGACTCTTTAAAGTCAGACCAGAGTCTTGCATCAATGTTACAACACGGTGCACCTCCACCGAAAAGAACTAAAGATTCATCGACTAAGTTGTAATACTCTTTGTTGGATATTCCTGCCATATGCCAACAATATTAGTAGCTATTTGAGGAACAGGCAACTAAAATATAAAGTATGAAGAAAATTCTCCAACCTAAACAACCAGAAGAAGCTGTATACTATTCAGACTTTTCCGGAAGAATATTTAAAGATTTTGTACCTGTTACTGTAAAATTGCAATGTGATTACGGATCTGAGTATGATGGAGCTGAAATTGAATTTCATTTGTCTGATAAAGGTCTGGAAAAGCTTTTAGACTTCTTTAAACAAAACCTTTGCCAAGAAACTAAAGACGAATTAAAAAGACATATTAAAGAGAAAAATGAACAGTATGAAGACTCTGTTGAAAGTCGTGACTGGCAATCTTGCGAGTTCATATATAATAATAAAGACCTTTACCAAAAACTTATATGAAACAACCTATAGCAAAAACAATTAAAGTAAAAGAAGACTACTATATAGAATTTACAGACGAAGAGCTTAAAGCTCTTAAAATGGAAAAAGGACAAAAGTACTCTTGGGAAATTAAAGATGGAGGAGTTCAGTTAACCCCTTTTGTAAAAATGGAAATTGAAATAGGAGACTGGGAAAGAGAAACTTTAGAATTCCTTATACAAGAATCTTGCGAACGAGACGTGTCAGTTAATGAAATTATTAATGAAGTGCTAATGAGCTATGCTAAGCAGTGCAATGCTTAAACCTAAATGGCGTAACGCCTATATGGATGTAGCTGAGAGGTTTGCTCAACTTTCACCAGCTAAAAGATTAAAAGTTGGAGCTGTTGTAGTTAAGGACCATTCTATTATATCGATTGGTTATAACGGACTTCCATCTGGATGGTCTAACCAATGTGAAGATGAAGACGGTAATACAAAATCAGAAGTTATTCACGCTGAAATGAATTGTATTTCTAAACTTGCTAAGTCTAGTATGTCAGGAGAAGGCTCAGCTATGTTCATTACACATGCACCTTGCATACATTGTGCAAAGGCAATCTACGGAGCAGGTATTAAATACGTTTACTACAAAGAGAACTACAGAGATGACTTAGGAATAAAATTCCTAAAGAAGTGTAGAGTAAATATTACTTCGATTTAGAACGAAGCTTTTTAAGAACTGCACCAGCCACTTTAGCACCGGCTTCTTTTGAGCCATACTTTTTAGCAGCAGCTTTTTCGATCTTTTTAAAGTTTTTACCTTTTTTGCCGATGTCTTTACCTTTAGCTGCTTGCTTAGCTGAATAAGATTTTTTTTCAGTTAAGAATTGACCGACAATAGCATTAAAGTGTGGGGTATTTATATTCATAAAAATTAGTCTTCGTAACCGAGATTCATTGCTCCTGGCTCAGACTTCTTGGCGTCTTGATATGCCTTGCTAAAAGATCTTTCGAATTCTCTACGTGTTACATCTTCCATATCCTCATCACCAGCTTCTAGAGCTGCAACGTCTTGATCTGAATTCTCTGCTGTAGCATATTTGATAGCACCAGCACTAATAAGTCTTGAAGCTGCTTTAGTAGCTGTTGCGTTATCAGTACTACCACTTCGGATGGCTCTTACTATGTCTTTACCTTTCTGAACTTGATCAGCAATGTTCTCTATTCTGCTATAATATGTCTTAAGATCATCTGAAAGCTCAACACCAGCAGCTGACATCTCATCAGGAGTTAAAATTTCATATTCAGCTTCATCAAGGTAACGAGCCGCTTTAGGTGCTCTAGGCTCAGCTGGTGTTGAGCTTTCTTCAGAACCTTCTTCTGATACAGCAGCTTTAACTGTTTTTATAGAAGTCTTTGCACCCGGACCATAATCTTTTCTAGCATTACTAAGTTGATCAACTACTCTAGCTGTATAACCTGCAACAGCATTACCCATTCCTTTTAATTCAATACCCTTGTCTTTAGCTACACTTATCACTGCGTTTTTAACAGCATTAGCTATAGAAGTTCTATAAGACATGTCATTGTTGGCTGAGTTAACACCGCCCGGAAATACTTCGTCATAAATGCTTTGAGAAATTAAATCAACAGCATCTTCTTTTGAAATTTGTAATGCATCAGCAAGCTTACCAATACCGTAACCGCCACCCGGAGCTGTACCAATACCACCTCTTAGTTTTTTCTTAAACTCTTCAGAATCAGGCTCGTAAACAGGAGCTTCTGTAAGTTGTGAAAGGTATTCTTTAAGTAATGAATCAAAGTTCTTTGTTGCCATATGTATATTATTTATACGTTTCGTGCTTGAATCTCTAGGATTCTGTTATAATACTGAGAAGGATTAATGTTTCGAGCTTTAATATTATTCAGTCTCTTATTAATATCCTCTCCTATTCCAGCTAAAGCAGGCAAACGATAATCAAAATAAGCCAAACCTTCTGTTATGTACTCTTCCACTTTAAACGGAATAGGAATCTCAAATGCCTCTTTAGTGTTTTTAGAACTCAGCAAGGTAATTTGCATATAGTAATGCGTGCGTTTAAAATGAACAAGACGGCCTTTTTTGATAATTTTTTTACCTAAAGTAAAAGTAATAGGGGATTGAAGGGATCTAGTTAAAAAAGCCTCTCCAGGCAATTCTTCTAAATATGTGGAAGCTACTGATATCATAAATTATTTGTTCATAAAGGTTGCTTTTTGCTGAGCAGGCATAGGCAAGAGAGATTCATTAAAGTATTTCCAAAATTCTGTAGCGTCAGGAGATGTTTTGATTACTGCAATCACTTCTACATCATTGCAGTTAATAGTTCTATATGCTTGAAGAAAGATGTCCCAGGTAATGATTAAGTTTTTAGCAGCTGGATTATACTTAGGTGGTTGAGTAGCTGGTTCAAAGTTAAGAATATTCCGACCAAGCTGAGACATTAAAAGACCGCGATCATTACTGCAAAGCATTCGACGATAATCCCCATAACCGGCTTTCTCTATTCGTCTTCTAAATCTCAACTCAACAACATTAGTCATCAAAAGCTGAGCTAATGCTGTTCGTCCTAATCTCATTTCTTTTTCTTTAACTTCTCTTCTTTTCTAACAAGAGGTTTACAGATACCGAAAATGCGTTCTTCAGAAAGAAAGACGAGCATCTTACCATTTTTCTGAATTGACTGAAGACCTCTATCACCTGGAAATATAATTGTATCTCCTACTTTAACTTGCTTGCAATCAGGTCCTGCTAGTGTAACTTTAGCTACACGCCAAGCTCTATGGTCAACAACTTGATTAGGGAGAATAATGCCGTTGCGCATAATTGACTTTCCGTCTTCAGCTACATCTGCATACTCAACTGCTATAATGTTAGAAAGCAGCTCTACAATTTCAAAATCTTCCGGTAAAGGAATATCTTTATAATCCTCGGGTGCAATACCGTGCACTTCGGCTCCAAGGTTAGCCATTGATTGTCCTATCATATAGTTAAATTTAAGTTAATTGTTGTCTAAGTTCAAGTAATAGTTCTACCTCTCGACGAGACATTTCTATATTTGAAGCTAATTGCTGTACTTTATTATCTTCTTCTGTTACTTCTTTCTTTACCTTCTTTATGTATTTGATATATGGCTGCTGTTTCTGTTTAGGGAAGCATTTGAGCAGCAGTTTATAATGCTGTGATTTATCTAAACAACTCAGCTGGTTAACAGTTTCATTAATGCTAACAGCAGAATTACCAACAAAAGAAATCCATCTATTAATAAGAAACGGGACATAATCATCTAAAGGTAAATTACCCTTTTTAAGAAGAAATATATCTTTTAAATATTCAAATAGCATTATACTACAATCTTTGTTGTAGCAACAAATACATCAGCAAGAATTGAATTAAAGATGCCTTCAACATCTGACATGAATGCATAAGCTGCCTCTTCAGTTAGATTGGTAGAGTAAGCAAACGAAGGAGCTCTCTCACCGGCATTAATATTAATACCGAGATGAATCAAAACGGCTCCATTTTTTTCAGCTGCAATACTAACAGAAGCTTTCTTAGGCCCATCTTCTGTTACAATCATAATATCATCACCATCAACATAACCCGGTGTATTCAAATACTTTGAACAGAGCAAAGAACCGACTTGAGCATTAAGAAGACGCTGAAACAAAACACCACCCCAAATATTCTTATTAGGAATCTCCATAATAAAGTTCATAGCAAGATCAGAATAGATATAATCTTTATTGAGAGAATCTTCAAGATCAATGAGGTTGTCTCCCTCGACTGTCATCGGCGACACAAATGAAATAATATTACCTAGCGGGCTGACGTCTTTCTTAAAGAACTTGTAAGCTTGTCTGCAATGTAAAGCAGAACCATCATAATAATCACAACCCGTTACTTCTTTTAATTGATCTCTGTTAATAATCATACCTACAAATTATACCTGATATATACAAAAAATCTACTCTTTTAAGGTTTTTGGTGACTTTCATACATAAATAATAATATGAAAAAATATTATATATACAAAACAACAAATAAAATTACTAATATGCAATATATTGGATCTCATCACGGAAGTGTAAATGATAGTTATTTTGGTTCAGGTTTGGCTATTTCAAGAGCTATAGAAAAGTATGGTAAACATAACTTTAAAAAAGAAATAATTGAAATAGTTGATAATAAAGATTTACTTTTAGAAAGAGAAAAATATTGGTTAAAAAAATTTAATTGTGCAACAAATCCAAAATACTATAATTTAACAAATGTAGCAGGTGGCGGATTTATGTCTGATGGTAAGACTGACGAGGAAAGAAAAATTATTCGAGAAAAACAAGAAGTAGGTAGAAGAGCTAAAAGAAAGCAAACTATAAAAAAAATGTTACAAACAAAACAAAACTGGACAGAAGAGCAAAAAATAAATTACGGAAAATCAATATCTGATGCACTTAACAATTTACCAGCTTGGAAAAAAGAACAACTCGGAAAAAAAAGAAGTGAAGCTTCAAAACTACGTTTCGAAAATATGTCAAAAAAAGAAAAGGAACAGCTGCGTTTAAAAATGAAAAATATCCGAAAGAAATTAAAAATAACCGAAGAACATAAAGCTAAAACATCCAGTACAATGAAGTTACATTATGAACAATTATCAAAAAAAGAAAAAGAAGCAAAAGCTAAACACATGGGTGATATTGTCCGTGGTAAGAAGTGGTGTAATAACAGTATAAAAAACTTTCGTAAGACCTCAGAACAAATTAAAGAACTTGGCTACTATTTAGGTAAACTATAAATGTTATTCAGACTTCTTCAAGGCATTTTGCCAATTCTTTTTAAATTCGCTATTAGACTCTTCCCACTCTGGAGTTAAATATGAATTACCTAAACCATGATGAACAACAAAAATAGGGTAAGTACCCATTTTAAGCTTCTTTTCATTAGCCGATAAACAAGAAGCAATATCATAATGATGGAACTTATGTCTTTCATCAAAAAACCAACCTACCTGTAAAGCTTTTTCTATATCAACTGATATGAACAGACCGTCTAATACTAAACATCTTTGTGGCCAAGGGCCAAACAGTGTTGAAAGATATTTAGAATTATCGACAATTATTTGATTTTTTTCTTGTTTTGCAAGAGGGTGCGTAACTGTACCTGAATGAGTTTCTCGAGGAGAACATATATGCCAAAGATTTTTGTCTTGAAATTTAAATTGACTACCACCAGCAAGACCGGTTATATCCCAAGGAGATTCGTTTAACTTTTCAACGAGTTGTAAATCATGTATTTCAACATCGTCGTGAACAAACAATACAATCTTGTCTTTATTTTTTTCGTTCAAATAACGATTATAGACTTCAGGAAGACCGGATGAATTATCTTTAACAATTTCAAAATCAAACTCGGGTTCAGAGTATCTTTTATCGGTTAAAAGTTCAAGAGAAGCGGCTAAAGGTCTTTGTTTAAACTCTTCTAGAGTCTTAGATTTAGTTGCCGTTACGAGTAATACTTGTTTCATAAAAGAAAATATTGATTGTTATAGTTAAATGTATCACATACATCAAAACTCATTCCATTAAATTTAGTAACAATTCCATCTTTTTCAACTATTTTTGATCCTTCAAAAGCAACAGAACTAAAACTATCTTCACCTATATGAAGAGAAGAGCCAGCTTTAACTAAAAAAAGTTCATTTGTCATAGAGTTATAAATCCACGAAGTTAACAAACCTTCGTAGTGTTCGTAAACAGAGCTAATATCTCCCTTATGAAGATGTAAATGATAGGGTACAATAGAGGAGTCCACTTTAAAATCTTTAGCATCAGAAAAACCTTTAAAGTTTTGAATAATTCCATTCTGAGCCACAAACCACTCCTTATAAGAGAAGGGATGTGTAGTGGTATAATCAAAGTCTTGACTAATAGTATTAGTAGGTGCTCTAGAATGAAAGAGACAATAAATAGGAAACTCTTCAGTATCTTTCATCTCTTTTTTGAGATAATCTAATTCAAATATTTCTTTCTGTTTAAGTAATTTAAAATTGTTCTTAGTAACACCTAAGAACCCAGATGACTGATAACCTCTATCAAGTCCTAGTTTGTAAAGCTCGTAAGCTTTATCGATCGAAGAAGAACCGGCTATGCTACACATTACGACATTATAGGCTTACAACCATAAGCCGTCCAGGGAATATCTTTAGCGTATGAAATCGGATCAATTAAGTGAGCATCTAAAAAGCCTTGAATGCGACTCGCACAAGCAGGACAGGTACCACAAGCCTCTTCATTTCCGTTATAACAAGTATGAGTCTTACCAAGGTTAGCACCTAATTCGATACCCCATTTAATAATTTCAGCTTTTGACTTAACCATCAATGGTGCACTCACTCTAATCTTATTCTTGCGGTTAAGCGCAAGGGTAGTATTAAGAAGGTTTAAGAACTCAACTGTACCATCCCAATGCCCGCTAATGTCATCAATCTGAGCAGCTCCATAATAAACATCGCTAGCTCCAATAGATTCAGCATAAGCAGCAGCAATTGATATCATCGTCATGTTACGATTAGGTACATGCGCTGCATTCTGCGGATGTCCTATAACATCTTTCATCTTAGGTACTTCGATATCAGGATTGGTTAGAGCAGAAGAGTTAGCCAATTGAGCATAAAAACCTAAATCAACAACTACGTGCTGGGCAATCTTATTACCTTCTCCAACCCCTAAGTCAGAAGTATAATCTAAAGCTCTATCAATTTCAATCTTATGCCTTTGATTATAGTTGTAAGTTAAACAATAAATTTCATCAAACTTTGAAAGACAATAATGCAGAAGAACTGTACTATCCATACCACCACTGAAGATAACTACACATTTAGACATATACAAGATTATAGATTATCTTAGAAAGAAGTCAAATTTGAATAAATAATAATACAATGATCTCCAAAGACGTAGAACTTATTGCAGAAGCTTATTTATCAGCTTTGCAAAAATCTCCTAACTATCCAGCCGACCCAGCAACAGCAGCTATTGCTAAAGTTAATCCTGAAATGACAGACAGAACTAATGTAGAAAGATCTAATGCTGTTGTAGTAGCAGTACCAGGAGGACCTGAGGCGATGAGTGCTATGGATCAAGGTTGTGGTTGTGATGGTTCACAAGCCCATGAAGAGTCAGAAGAAGATTGGATGACACGCTCTAATCTTTTCTCTCTTTATTCAAACGCTAAGAAGATTCATAATCTGTCCCAAATGGGGTTAGATTTAGAGCCTTGGGCACAGCAAAAGGTTGCCGTTTGCGCGGACAACCTTGAAGCTGTTATGAAGTATGTAGCTTACGAAGCAGCTGAAAAAGGCATGCAGGCTTAATCAACTACTACCTCGCTTAGTGTTCGTATCCGTCATTACCGTCAAGTTCATCTTTATAATCTACAGGAATCTGGTAGCGTGGGCCACTAGGTTCAATTTGATCATAGACCTCACAGAGAGATGTGGCTAGGTTACGATCAACCCGGAGCATATGAGTCAAAAGATCATATGCATCTTTGTTGATGGTATTGTCCCCAGACACAGTTGCAAGGACGTACTGCTTGACGAGTTCGATAGCTTCTTTATTCATTAGCTTTATTTTTTTTATTTACTCGGTTGGTTTGATGTGGAAGGTAACCCTACCTTCTGAGATGGTTTAAGAGAATCTTAAAAGAGAATCTTTAAAGTGTTCTTCGAGATTGAGTTGTTCATGAATTATATCGCGAGTGTAATTATAGATGGTACAGCTACTGAATGCAATAGCTAACACAAAGATAATTATTCCAGCTGCGATATACTTTTCCATCAGTCAGTGTAGATGGCTTCCATCTCTTGT